CCCGCAGTTCATAATGATAATGGATGCATCGACTCGGCGGGAGTGCAGCAACCCAGTTTAAATAATCGTAGCGATCCGATGGGTTATTAAAACGCGGTTGATTTTTTTGCATTACTATTTCCTCTACTTTTAATGACAATGTAGCGTTTATAAACGGTTTATGGGGTCGCTGAATAGCGTCATCGGCCTTTTGCAGTATCGTTATTGCGGTTTTTACAAAAAAGCGCCTTAAAACGCTTTATTTTGCGGTTTAATCAAATAGCCCTTGTTGGCCGTCATTATTGTATTTTTTATGCATCTCATCGGTAATACAGACTAAAACCCCTGGGAAGGTTTTGCATAAAAAAATGGATACTCGATTGGCTAGGTCTTTAGCAACAGACTCATTTAATCCGCACAATACTAATTCGGCGGGTAAAAAATCCTCGATCACAAATACTGTCACGGGCTTTTTACTGGCTTGCTCGGGCGGCAGTGGAAACATATCATGCTGCATTTTTCGTACTGAGGCTTTGCGTTGCCGCTTAATGATCGAGTAAATTTGCATGGTGCTGAGCGCGTGCTTGATTCCCAAATCGGCATGATTAGTGCCGTTAAATTCCCGCCAGATTGCATCGTCGCGTTGCTGGCAGTTGTTTTTGTAGCCGCTGGGTATGTACATGGAGCCGCCGCGAAAATTTAGCCAAATACAGTCAGACAACGCCCTTACACAGGCCAATGCGGTTTTTTCGCCGCGTTCAGCAACTACAGCATGGTATATAAATTCCTCCATTGCATGTAATACCTGCTCGCCGGTAATCATCTTGCCACCCACTTTTTCAGCTGCTCAATCAAGCGCTGTTTTTGGTAGCCGTTTAGCCACTGCAACGCCTCGATACCGTCGGTGGTTTTAAACTGGCCTTTGGCGTAGTTGACCAGAGCACGCTCGCTGGGGTCGCGCACCTTACCGATTTGGTGCAGCTCCAGCCACAGGCCGCGGATCATTTTGCATTGATGATCATCGGCTTGTGGGCGGGTGCCAGCTTGCTTAGGCGGCTTTACTTTAAAACCCAATTTACCCAAACGCTTTAAGACGTTTTCCAGTTCCCAACTTTTCAGCAGTGCTGCAGAGCGATGGCCCGCCTTGTTTTCCGACTGCAGCAAGTCGCGGTAGGTATCATCATCCAGCCCCAGTTGCTTTTGCGCAATTTTCACTTTTTGCACCAGTTTTTTGCAATGTGCAATCTGTATAGCGGTACGTTGCTGCAAGTCAGTAGTCATTACAGTCTCCCGGTTAAAAAGGCGTTGGCCAAACCAGCATCAGGCACTCGATGCTTTGCAGCCGCGACCATGGCCTTGCCTTTACGTGACTGATATTCTTTTGGATAAGCCGGGTTAGTCTTCAGCCAGCTAGTAATAGCGGCGCGATCATACAAGTGACCATGGGGTAGGCCGTAAGGGATGACTGGTGCAGGCAGTGGATCTTTGGGGCGATTGCGTAAGCGCACGATGGTTGGGGCGCTGATGCCCAGCCAAGCTTGCAGTTCTGCGGTGGTGAGTTTATCGGTCATGATTGCGCCTGGGTGTTAAGTTGGGCGTTAAGTTGGGCCTCAAGCTCATTGGCTTCATTATCCCGTTCTGCAGCTAGGCGCATTTCTGCCTGGTAATCGCTATTGCGATCGGCGTATTGCGCTGACTGGCGGATGCTTTGGGCGCTGGCACGTAATTTGGCAATTTTATCTTTCATGACAACTCCTGCTCAAAGGGGGTGATTACAAAATCCTCAACACCGGTTTTAATGCTGATGCCAGCCACGCCCGCCACCGCTGCTGGTTCGTTTAAAATCGCCTCTTTGTTGATCTCGTCTTTGCTGCGGATAAAGCGCGTCATACCTAATCGCAATAGGGTTTCAATCACCGATTCAGCGCCACGCACTTGCACGCTGGGCGGGCGTTGTCGCCACTGTACTGAGCCGGTCACAAAGCCTGCTGATTTTGATTTGCCGTTATCGGTAAGCTCGGTGCGGTTAGCCTCGCACCAGCTTTGCACGCCTTCTTGCAACAGCTTCATTTGCTGCTGTTGCGGGGTAATGCGGCCGGTGTAATCATCGGTGATCATGGCAATGGCATCATTCATTGCTGCTTGGGTAACGGCTATTTCCCGCTGCATGCGGCCGATCTGGTTGATGGCCTCGGCGCATTCGTCGCCGCTTTGCGGTACGTATGCGGCGGCTTTAGCAGGTTGTTTAATACGGTTAGGTTTACTCATCATTTTCTCCAGTTATTAATCAAGATCGTCAGCAGTGCTCTTGCATAAAAACAGCAAAGCCATGCAAAACACGCCGACCAGGCCGCCAGCTATAAAGGCCAGTAAATGGCTAATCATAATTTCAAGCATTGGGTTTCTCCTCGGTCCAAGTCACTCTGCAGCCGTTGATCCGTGCATCTTTGCGCACAAATGGCCCGTGTTTATCATTGCCCGCACCGCACGGCACGCCGTGCAATTTGTAGTTCATCGGGCAGTTATGGATTTCAATTTCCGGAACGCTGTCGGCGCTTAGGGTCACGGATTTGGCCTCAATACCGAATTGATCCAGGGCAGTGATAGCACCCACTAACTTGCGGTTGTTGGTGCGCATGCGGTAAATGTTTGGATAGTGTTTAGATCTCATAACAACCCCTTGCTTGCTAAGGTGCGTGCAGTTTGTTTGCGGTGTTTAAACGCTTGGCAAGCCCAGCGGGCGCGCTTCCAACGCTCCAGCGCTTCAAGTGCTAGTTCGACGGCGACATTGCGCTTGGCAATCTTGGTAGCCTCATTGCAGCGATAAACAAATTTCATTTTGACCCCCGGCCTTTTTGGCGTTGTTTGGCAAGATTGATAGCGGCTTGTTTAACTTCATGCACTTGTGGCTCTTTGCCGCTTTCGCGGCGCTGGCCTTCAACGATCTGCTCGACATCATCAATGCTGATAAAACCCGCTTGAGCGTTAGGTAAGACAAACGATCTGGCATAGCCGGTGACGGTTTTGTAGTAATACTCAGTATTCATAGGGGCGCCCCAATGCTATTGCAGGGATTAATAACAATCGATACAGGGCCACCTAAATACGGTGCCAGTTCTTTAACTTCGGCAGGCAGCAAGCCATAAATGGCAATAAATCGTGATGTCCTGTCTGGGGCATCAACTCTGATATTTGCGCTATCGCCGGGGCGGTCTTCGTTAATTTGTACACTGGTTAAAATGCCGGATGTTTTCATTGCAAGTCTCCTACGCTTCTCGGATTAAATCGCCACTGACCTTCGGGAAGCCCAGCTGGGCGGCCTGATTGAGTGCGGCAGTGACCAGGTTGTTAACCATCATCGGGTACATCAGGCTAATGGTTTCCGGTTTTTTCTTGCCATCGGTTTTGCTAAAGATCAGCCGGTCGCGGATGCCATCGACCGCGTCTTTTTCAAAAGCATCGTTAATATCGCTACCAACTCGGGCAAACTTAAAGCGCAGATAGTCATCCAGCTGGGCATCCAGCGGGCTTAGCTCCACCAGCTCGCAGCGCTGCACCACCTCGCGTACTTCAGATGAATTTTGCGACAGCTTGGTTTTTAATTCGGTTTGGCCGATTAAGATGATCGACAATAGTTTTTTAAAACCATCCTCCAGCTCTAAAAAGCGTTTTAAGTGCTTAAGGGTTTGGGTATTAAGGGCATGGGCCTCTTCGATGATCAGGCAATGAGCAAAGCCATTGCGGCGACTGTCTTTTAAGATTCTGTGCAGTTGGCGGCTTTTAGCCTCCATTGATGCCCTGGGTGTTTCTGTAGGTGCTACAGATACGATAATGGCATCGGCAACAGAGGACGACTTCAGTGCTTTGCCTTTTTTATCGTTCTCTTCCATTCCCAATACATACGGTTCAATGATCACAATCGGCGCATCTTCGCGGGCAATGCGGTCGATCAGGTCACGGCGTAGAGTTGATTTACCGGCACCGGACTCGCCAATCACTGCTATAAAGCCCCCGAATTTAGCGGTGGCGAACATGTACTCTCGCACCTGGCGAATGCCTGGGCTGCTGAAAACGTCTTCAACGTCTTGCACGTCCTCGCTAAACGGATCTTTAAACAAGCTGAAATGTTTTTTGGCTTGTGGCGTTAAACTCTGTTTGCGTAGTAACATGTCTGCGACCTCCTCGGTCAGTAATTGAGCATCGTCGGTGATGCCGTTATTTTCTGTCTCGACTGTTGACGCAGTCGGGACAGGTTCAAAATGTTCACTCTTTACC